TAATGCTTAGCTTGTTCAATCCGTCTATTATCCAGTTAATACCGTCGATGATCAGGTTAAAGGGAGCCTTGACAATGCCCCACAGGCTAGCGAAGATGCGCTTAAATATTTGCTTAACATCTTCCCAGGCCTTTTTCCAGTCAACGGTAAATACGCCGGTGATAAACTTAATGAATCCTTCAAAGATGGTGCGCATGCGCTGGATAATATCCCTGACAGCCTCTCCTACCGCTTCAAAGACTGGGCCGAAGGTGTCGCCCAACCACAGGACGAAAGGTTTAAGCACGTCGTACCACAAAAACTCTATGATTTTAATAAAGCCCTCAAAAAACTTTTGTAAGTGCGGACCGACCGCGTCAGCCACTTCGTAGAAACTGGGGATTAAGCTGTCCTTTATAAAGTCTACGAGTGGCTCTAGCACGTACTTCCATAACCAAGAGCCTGCCTCCACCAGTCCCTCAAAGGCGACTATCAGCATGTCCTGTATGATGCGAGCTAGAGGCACTAGGGCTTCTTGCCATAACCATGTGGCCACGAGTTTTAGCTTCTCGAACGCCTCTATTACCGCTGTTGTAATATAGTTCCGAAGTGGCGCAAGCACGTTATCTTTAAGCCATTGGAACCTGTCTCCCAGCCACTCCACCGCCGGAGCTAGTGCGCTAGTGAGCCTGTTCCATAAGTGATCTACGGCATTTCTAAAGGCTTCATTTTTGATGTAAAGGTCTGCGAGTGCAGAAGCCAGTAAGGCAGCCGCCGACACTACTGCAATGATAGGGTGGGTCTTCATGAGAGTAATGAAGTTAATTACACCTTGTGCTATCTTCCAAGAGGCAAAGCCCAGACCAATCGCCAGCACCACCTGCAAGACTTTTGTCAGCGATTGATGGAGCCTCCCCATAGCGTTCTCAACTTCCTTTAGTGGCTCTAGCATGTCATAGCCATACTTGCTTAGGTCAAGCCCTAGGTCTCCCCCCATGTCTATCGGCCCCACACCAGTATCTTGTTGCAGCACGTTCACTTCATCAAAGCCCATCAGCGTACGGCGTAGCTTCTTAGCGGCTTCGTTAGCTTCTTCGGCGTCTGCGGCAATTGTACTGATGCCAGTGTCGTAATCAATGGTAGGAAGCTCAAAACCAAGCAAGAGGGCGATACTGCGCATCACATCTGCTAGTGCCCTAACAGTGGCGATTAAGTAGGGCAAAATACGCATTAGCAGTGGCACTAAAGCATCACCGAGGGCACGCTTTAAGAGTGCAACTTGTTGGTTCAAGATGCGCAAGGCGTTGGCTGGGGTCATAATAGTGCGAGCCATATCGCCAAAGTAATTCTGCTTTCTTGCAGTCTCCATCAGATAGACAAAGCGCAACTGTGCCTTCTCCATCTGGGTCATATTTTCAACGTTCTTCTTAATGCCTTTCTCTAACGCCACCATCTTCAGCGTAGCTTCAGAGAGATCAAAACCCCACTCTCGCATTGGGCGAGGTTGTCCAGCGAGTGCGCTTTCTAGCTTCCGCATCGCAGTATCATAGTCCACGTTAAATACCGCAGAGAGGTCGTAGCCTAACTGCGTCAGGTTCTTAGACATGATGGCAGCCTTGTCCGACGCAATACCAAAACCGGTCGCCATGTTATGGAATACTGCCTGATAGCGAATCCATGCGCCTGCGTCTATGCCTAGTTGGTCTTGTACGACATTAGCGAAGCGTAAAGCTTCGTCAGCCGCATCACCCATTGTTAGACGTAGTAAGTGCAGGTTCTCTACATAGGCATTGCTGCTCATGACCCAGTCAGACATGATGCTAGCAATGCGGCGCAAGCTATAGCCAAAGATGGTCAGCTTGCCAATCGTGCGCATCAATCCGCCACGGGCAAAGAGCACAAACGACGTGTTTACCTTGTTCACTACGCTAGGGATAGTTTTCATTCTGCTAGTAACATGCTCTAACGCCACGCTCAAAGGGCTGAGAGCCGCTGTGACTTGTGCGATCTTACCAGCAAATGCATCAAGGTCAACACTTGTCAGAGCCTCCATAACCGCTGGAAGCTCTTTTAGGGGCGACAAGATAGAGCGCAAGTTCACCTGCCCTAGCGTTTTCAATGGCTCAAGGGAGGTCACAAAGTGTTTTATCTGCTCTGCAAACTGGTCAAATCTTGAAAAGCCTATAAGATCGTTTGCAACTTGATCAAACCCCTTGAGAGCGTCAATAAGCCCTCCTGCTTGGCTCTTAAAGCCTTGCAAGGGCTGTAATGCCGTCGCTAGTTTCCGCATTTGTTGACCAAATTTGTCAAAGTTTACCTTGTCCAGCGACTTTTCAACGCCACTAGCAACACCTTGGAGCTTTTTAAGGGTCTTACTGAGTTCTTCTAGCCCCCTTATAGCCCCTTGTGCGTCTTGTTTTATCTCTATTTGTAGGCTATCAATGGTATCGGACAATGCTACTCACCCCCTTCGGGCAAGTCCAGTTTAGCCGCCCAGGCACTAAACATCGCTACCGCTTTTTTGAGGTTTTGTTCTTCTTTCGCCCGCTGTCGTTCTTCTGCTTCTTGTGACGTTAAAGGCAACGGTTCTTCCAGATATGGTTCTACTCTACCGCCTCTAAGCCCGAAGATGGGTTTTAACCGGTCAAGGGCAATGTAGACATATGCCCCCTGCAACCACGCTTGTACGTTCGCTCGTTCTTCACGAAGTTTCTGCGCTTCCCGATAATACTTGGCTAAGTAACAATCATCGTTCCAAAATTGGTCATAGGTCATGCCAATAGACAAGTAGTACGGGAACACTTCGTAAAACTGCTCTGTATAGGTAATATGTGGGGGCGACTGGTCTACCAGCGCGCCTCCCACATAATCTTCTTTCCCTCTGCCGGCTCCTCAAGGAGCGTTAGAATCGGGTCTTGATACATCTCAGCTAGCTTTTCTAGCAGAGCTTCTTTGTCTCCCATTTGGGCAAAAATCTCATCTACCTTCTCGCGCTTCACAAAGCGATGGTGTGCGTAAAAAGCTCCTGCAAACAACGCCGGAAGCGTAGAGATAGGCTTATCTACTATGTCTTGCGGTCTAAACCCCTCTCTCTCCATCTGCTCTATCGACTTGCGAGTGTACTCTAGTGTGTAAGTAACACCTTCATACTCAAAGACTAATTGCTTTGCCATATATTAATTGCCTCCCTTGAGTGTGGGCTTCGTCGTCGGAGCAATGGTAATCACCATTTCAACGGCCTCGTTTACGCCGCCACCAGTAACATGCACTGAGTGCTGGCCTTGCCACGCAAAGGTGGCTGCATCGCCAAACCTAATCTCATAATAGAGGTCTTTACCTGCATCTGCCTGCACCGTCTCAAAATCTGTTTTGGTGAAGTTCGCCGTAAACTCCATCGCCGACATTGACTGTACGCCAAGGATAAAGGATTGCGCTTCGTCAGAGAGGTCGGTGATCTCAATCATTTCTGGCGGGCCACCAAGGTCTGGAAAACTCTTTATTCTGACTGACTTCGATAGGCTTGAGGCGGTTTCTCCCCAATGGAAGGTGGTGTTAATGGTAGCTATACCTGTAGCCATTTAAACTTACCTCCTATATATAACTTTTTCTTTGGAAACAACTGCACGATAGCGTGCAACTAACCTATAAACCGTCGCACTTTCTAAATTCGGCACGGGGTTCATGAAGATGCGAGTAAAACCCATCCCTTGCATCTCGTTATCTATTAACGCCATTATCTGTTTGCACTCGCTTTTCTTGCCGACTTCTTTATTGGAATAAACGCCAATCTCGTACATGACGGACACATGGTTTTCTAAGCTCTCGCTGTCCTGTGTGCGAGCATACATTCTGTTGTCTTTTTCTTCGATGATTACACAAGGAAAGGTAGCAGGTTCTCGCCTATGCTCGCCATAGATAGCTATGGGGCTAAAATTAGCTCGAAGGAGTGTCGCTAAGCGGTTAAAAACTTCAGTCTCAATGTCTATCACGCTTAAACACCACCTTCGCTATGTCTTTCGCCTCATCCTGTAGCCGACGGGCAGCGTTATACATAAACGGTCGACTTCGGAAGCCCTGTGTGCTGTGAAATCTACCTGTGCGCTCGTTATAGTAAGTCCAAAAGCCATGTTCGTTCTTGTGCTCGGTAGGTATGTTGTACTGCCACCCCTGCTCACCAGCGACTGGATGAGGACTGTCCTGTCCAATCACCCCAGTACCAAATTCGACGTATTTGGCATAGGGAAGGTCGGTTCGCACATAGCCTGTACCAGTAGCAGGATCGAAATCGCCATTTATGCTGTTTTTAAGGTCGCCTGTGCGATATTCTTCGCCTGGGGCAGAGTAGACTAAGTCCTCCAGTTCTTCAGCGACAATTTCTTTGCCCCTTTCAACGAGTGCTTTTATTAGCTGGTCGCTCTTACGCTCCACACCTTTACTATATTGCTCCAGTTGTTGTATCGCCTGCTCGAGGGACTCAGGGGTAAGGCCGCAGGTTATCTTCTTAGCCACCGATCTGCACCTTCCTAACGGCGATAGTAATGCTATTCAGACTGCGAGCAATGCCTGTCACAACATAATCGTAGGGCTTGGAGGTGTCTTGCTTGTCTATCCAAAGCACGCTGGTTTCAGCTATGGGGCACTCCATGTCTCCAGTAACCAGCACTCGGTCATAGTGAGCTATACCACCAAATTGAGCGTTTGTATATTCGCCCCGGGCAGCAGAGACGTGGATTCTGTAGGGGACAGGAGGTGAATACTCATTTGCATATTCACCCGTTTCATTCCCATACTCGTCTCTGATAGGCGTGCTTCCTATGAGTTGGGCATAATGAATTGTGCGCTTGTTGCGTTCTAATGTTCTCATTTGACCAACCCCACATAGGGCGTTATGCCTCGCATCAGGCTCTCAGGCACATCGGCACTTTCGTAAGTGCGGCTGATGCCGTTCTCGCTGTGTGCAATCTGACCCTCTGCGCCACGTTTGTTGTAGAGATAGGCGGCAATCTCTAGCTGTTTCCCTTCGTACCGCTTAGGCACTTCTTCCTTGGTAGGGTCATACGGATACGCTCTAGCCAGTATTTTTTCAGCAGCTAAGGCTAGGAGCGTGGACAAGAGTATGTCCTCGCCTGTTCCACTAATCCCCAATAAACACTTTAACTGTTCCAGTTTCGACATCTGCATGTCCACGCTCACCTGCCTTTTTTAATTATTCTTTATCTCCGTTAGGTGGAGTATCTCCGTTAGGTGGAGTATCTCAGTTAGGTGGAGTATTTCCGTTAGGTGGAGTATCTCC